TTACAATCTGTACTTTTGCACCAGCTTGTCCCTGAGTACCAGTAACAGTTACGTTAGTTGAGTACTGTGAACTACCAGCATAGAATCGTAATGGATGAGTTGCGTTAGAGGCATCACTTACATCAAATGTGTATGTCCAACCTTTGTATAAAGTAAGAGCTGGTTTATCTACACCATCAATAATAAATTTACCTGTGGCTGCTGTAACAGTAAATGTAATTTCATCTTCTAAAACGTCTGCAACAATATCAAGTGAATCATTAGAACTACCTGTAGATGCAGCATCACTTATAAGACCTAAGTCTTCGGAATAAGTAATCGCACCTGAGACAATAGCAATATTATCAAGAACACTCTGTGCAGGGGTGACGATAGCCCAATTAGTCCCGTCATATACCCGTAAATTATCGGAGGAATTATCAAACCATAAATCGCCGTCTTGTAAGCTTGTTCCATCTGCTCTCTGTGTAGGCGCACTGCCTGATATTTGATAAATGTCTGCAAAGTTATTTATATCAACTACGTTTGCACCAGCATTAACAATGTTAGTTATGTTTTGAGCAACAGTATTAACTTGTGTTGCTATAGGTACTAATCTATGAAAACTGTATGTATGTAATGTAGATGTTGATTCTACTAAAAAACCAAAGTTTTGAGGTATTGCTGTAGGTACACCTGTAATCGTTACAGTGTTACCTGTTCCTGCACCATTTGCTATGGTTAGTGTTGTACCACTTTGAGGAGTTAACGTTGTACTTGCAGCTTGAATACTTAGTATAGCTGACTGCCCTGTAGCTCCCTGTGGGTTTGTTGTAGGAAAACTAGTCTCATTAGTAATAGCTGTAAAACCACCAACCTCGTCAATAAGGTCAATAATTCTAGCATTGATTGCAGCAGTAGTAGCTACTTTGTCATCTGCGTTAGACCATGTAACTCCACTAGCAATAGTTTCTGAAGAATCCTGTCTAAGAAATAAAGCTTCAGCTTCTGTTTCTGTGTAATATCTGTTATCTAATTGTCCAGCATTAAGTTCGGTTTCTGTGTAATATCTGTTATCTAGTTGACCAGCGTCTAGCTCAGTCTCTGTATAATATCTATTATCTAATGTACCTGTTGCTATTTGGGAATCAGTAACAGCATTAGCTTGTATATGTTCGTTTCCTATAGCATCATCAGCTATTTTTGTGCCATCTACAATATCGGCTGCTAAATGTTCTCTATCTATAGAACCATCTACATAATGCTCTGAATTAACTGCATTATCAGCTAATTTAGTGCTATCTATTATATCAGCTTCTAAATGAACACGATCTATAGAACCATCTATATATTGATCGCTGTCTACAGAATTAGCTGACATGTGACTTAAGTCTACACTGCCATTAACTAATTGGTCACTATCTACTGAGTCAAAAGACATATGAACCAAGTCTACACATCCATTAACTAATTGAGGACTGTCTACTGAGCCAGCAGACATATGTAAAAGATCAATAGACCCGTCTACATAGTGCTCAGAGTTAATTTGATTATCAGCTATTTTAGCACCTGTAACACAATCCGCTCCAAGAGCTGTATTATCTACTGAACCGGGAGCGTAGTGTTCTGTATCAATCGAATCTGCTGCATAATGTTCAGAATTTATAACATCATCAGCTATTTTTGTACCATCAATAGCATCATCTGCAATCTTAGACCTAATTACTGCACTATCTCCTATTTTAGTAGTAACAATAGAATCGGTTTCTAAATCTTCTGTTTCTATTGGACGAGTCTGTAACTCGTGTATTGCAAATAAAGCTTGTTCTTGGTTAGCATTTAAGTCTGTTGCACGAATAGAAGAACCGGCTGCAAATACAGCTTTAGGATCTTCGTCACCGTTTGTTTTACCAACAGTTGTTTTTCTATAAACTCTAACACGTACACCTGATTTAGGTGCTCCAGAAGTTTCTTGTACAGAACTATCAATACTGGTATTGTTAAATTCTATATGAGTAGGGTTGCTGACATTGTCAACAGTATATTTAGTTGTCGCTTGTGTTACTCCATTAAGAGCAACCTTTACATCTTCAGTTTGTATGACTGGGAAAGAGTACGTAAATTCCTTATCGGAACCATTAGGCGCACCACCCCCATTGTCGGTGTATGTAATTGCCATTTAATTAGTTAGTTATTTAGGCATTTCTAGAATTTTATCTATTGTGCCTTTGTTTGCTTTTCTATTTTTTAATTTTTGTTCTCTTTCTTCAAGTAATAACTTTTGGACGTCTTGATCTTTTTTAAGGCTTGCCCAAGCTCGTTTCTTAGCCTTGTCAAATGTTCTTGCAATTCGTTTGTAGTGGGGGAATGATTTAGGTTCAACATCGTTTAGACCATTTCTTTTGTGCCAATTCATCTCAGCAATAGATGTCTGTATAGATTCTTGTTTAGCCATTTTATCAAATTCAGCTAATAGGTTTTGCTCACCTATAGCTTTTTGGAACATTGACCTAACTCGTGGACTATCAGATAAATCTGTTCCATCTGGAGCTGAGTATGTAGAAGTTCGCATATCGTAGCCACTATTAAATAACATCTCTCTACCTTCTGAGTAGTCTAAATTAAAGTTGACTGGAGATACTGCATTAAACATGCGAGTAATAAAGTCGTGATCTTTAATTGGTCTACCAGTTAGTATATCATATTTAATAGGTAGTGGATTTGCTGCAATATTTTCAGTTATTAAGTTTCTGTTTCTTATAGAACTATGTAAATCAGATCCTAGTTCTCTTGTGTAAGGAGTCATAACTTTACCTATCTCGTTTCTAAGACCAGATAAAGGTACTGTGTTGTTCATCAACGAAGCAATAATTCTTTGCTGTTGACCGGGTTTACCAGAAAATAAATCTACAAATGACTGTAATCCAGCTAAGTAAGATTTACTTGTAGCTGTGTTAGCTAATGCCATAGATAGTTTTAGTAATCTGTCTTCTGCCCACTCTTCACCCATGAGATCCATGTGATCTCCTATATCTCCTACCAAAGCAAGTATCTGGTTGTAAGGTTCAAAGGCATCATAATTAACCCAGACGTCACCAATTTTTATAGTTCTTGGTTTCCATCCCATGTCCATCCATGCTTGTCTTTGTTTCCTATCTGTTGGTCCATTACCATGTAAACCACCACTAAGATATGCCATACTTGCCATAGTCAAAGCTGCGGAACCCATAGCTAATCTACCGTTCTGTACTGCTTTAGCGTTTATTAAATCTCTATTAGTTTTTATACCATACTTTGCTAAAGGTCTAAGATCATCTCCGGGTTTTGTTCTAGCTATAACGTTAAACTCGTCAACTAAAAAGTTAAATCCGGGAGTATGTTTTGCAGTCAAAGTCAGACCATTGATACCTGTTCTAGCAAATAGAAAGAAAGGTCTAGCCCATGGTGCTGATTGGAAAGCATCACCTAGTTTCTGAGAAAAACCAGTTAGATCTTGTGTAAGTGTAGCTTCTTTTCTACTATACTCTGCCATTTCGTCAGTCAAAGTATTGTCTGAATTAAATATCTTTTGGTTAAATTTATCTTCCATATCTTTGAAAAACTTAGCATCAAAGTTTTGGAAGTTACCATCAGGTAATTTTTCAGCAGCTTCTAGAAATGCTTTTTCTCTAGCTCTAGCTCTACCTACAATTAATGAAAACGCATCGTCAGTAGATGCCATGATTTTGGTTGAGTAAGTAAGAAGACTACTGTCATTCAAACCTCTAACCATGTTAGCTGTACGATATAATGCTTTATCTAATTTATTACCTCTAGTTTCTGCCCAGTGACCATATGCTATCCACTCATCATCCATCTTACTGCGTTCAACAAATCTAGTTTTCATTGTTGATATATCACCAGCCCAGTAAGAATTTAGTCTTTTTTTAAATAATTCAAACGATTCTGGTATTGCTTCACGCATTCCATTTAGTGCAGCTAGTCCAGCTCTTGATGTTACTGCATCACCACTCATTGCACCACCTATAGCCATAGCCATTGGTCTAGCAAATGTTGCAGTAGATGTACCCATGATTGCTCGGACTGCTGTTTTAGGTCCAGATAAAACACTATGAGTAAACATAGAACCCATCTCTCTTAAAAATGCACCAGTTTTTTTCTGATCTCCAGCAAACGTACCACCTCTCATCTTCTTACGCATGAATGCGTCAAGATCATCTAGAGTGTGTACACCATCAGCCATAGATATACCCTCAAACATAGCTTTGAATACTTCATCACCATCTTGTTCTGTAGTCATATCTAAAGCCATACGGAAAGCATCTATACTTTTTTGTACATCTTTATCAATCTTTGCGTTAAGTTCTGTTCTACTTAGTTTTGTTTTATTAGTAAGACGAGCATCACCAAACTCTGATAACTGTTGTGATACTTCTGCACTAGATATTTTTCTTAGTCTAAGACCAGCAATTAGTTTTTCTACCATTTGCTGTGCAGGACCATCTATATCTTTGATGTTGGTAATGTCAGCTAGTTCTCTAGCAGCTATACCAGAGTCTCTAATGTCATTAAACAAGGAAGTATTAACCATGTCTAATGCTTTTATGTACTCAGGTTTGACATATTCACCGACTTTTTTTTGATATGTTCTGCCAGTTTTAGAAGTTACAGTTTGATATAGTTTAGTTTGATCGTTAGTAAAGTTTTTAAAAAACTCTTCTGTGCTTATGTCAGTTGTATTTCTACCTTCATACACAGCTCTAAACATATCTAGATCTTTACCTATACTTTCTTGTAATGTTTTACCTTGTCTTCTTGCAGTGTCTACCATCTGAGCTATAAATCCTTGACTTCTAAAATTACCAAGAATTTCTTTTATAACTTTTTCTGCCTCGCCTGTACCTTTACTCATTCTTTCAATCTGAGTGTTAGAAGTCATAGAACCAACGTGTCCATCTTCTGCACCCCATTCTGACTTAGTACGTTTCATAGCTCTGTCTACATCTACAGCTTCACTGTTAGAGGTAGTAGCTCCTAAATGTTTATCACCAATAGGTTCATTCTTAGGAAAACGTACACCGGGATCTTTCATCTGAGATTTAACTTGTTCTCTTTTCTGTACTTCTATACTTTGTCTTCTTGAATTAATAAACTCTTGTAATTTCTTTCCAGCAGGCGTTAAGTTTTCAGGATTAGCAGCAGCTACTTCATCTTTAATATCACTAAGTCCTTTACCTACTTTTTTAACTGCATCAGTAACCGGTCTAAGATCTTCTTTTAATGCACCACCTAAAGCTGCTCTTTCATCATAAATATCTGTTGCAACTTGTCCAACTTTTCTACCAGTCTGTTTAGCAACGTCAGTACCTTGCTCAGCTATCATCTTAGCAAGTGGTGTCATCTTAAATATAGTTGCGTCAAACACAGCACCTATACCCATACCTTCAACAATATGTTTTAGTTTTCTTATTCCGGGATGATCTGTGTCGTTAGTAGCGAAAGGTGTATCAAGCCAACCATAGTGTTGTTTTAATGTACCAGTTAAGTTATCCTGACCTTCGTTTTTAGCAATCAAGTCATACTTTAAACCGGCTAACGCACCTTGTCGTAAGTGAGCTACTAAACCAGCACCTTTAGCAAGTTTGCCTGCACCACCTGTTACAGCGATAGTACCAACAACATCTGTTGCACCTCTAACTAATCCACCCCACCATGTTTTTGTTTCTATAGGGTCGCCATCACCATACATGAAATCATCCCATTCAGTATCGTAATCTTTCCCCTCTTCTTCCATTTCACCATTAAAAAAGTCAATAACTCTTTCTGGTGTGGTTATGATGTTAGAAGCAATGTCTCTAGCTCCAGCTCCTAAACCAATAAATGTATCGGCTACATAGTCGCCTGCTGTTGGACCTTCGTTTTCTTTTATAGGTTCGGGTGTAGTAGCTTCTACAGCCTGTTCCTCTGCAACCTCTTCAGGTGCTTCTGGTCTTTCTAATTTTATGTCAGCAGCCTGAATAGCAGCTACTGCTCTGTTTGTGTCCTGTTCGGATAATCCTGTGCCAGAGATACCTACCTCTAGCGTTGGATCAAATTCTTCATTCATAGTTACCACGGTAATTATTGCCTTAGTAGAAGGCTAGTAATCCGCAGTTACTGGTCCTTTCTTATTAAAGCTTTTTTGTTATAAATAGAAGTTTTTACGTTCTGGTTTCCTGCTCCTTCTGCTTCGAGTCTTGCTCTTGTTATAGTAGAACGAGTAGGGAATTTATAGATAAGTTCTAATATTTTATCATCATACTTTTCATCATTTTTATTACCTTCTATCTGTGCATCAGGTAAATAATATTTAATTTGTGAGTTAGCTAAGTCAAGAGGGTTAACACCCATTCTCATAGCTAAGTCACGATAATATTCTGGTATGTCAGCAGATTGTTTAAGTGGTGTACTATACCAATAAAGTAACTCTTCTTGAGTTTTTTTATCAGTAGATAATTTAGTTTTTCTCCATTTACCACCACTAGATTGATTCATATTTAACTGTATTCTTCTGCTATAAGATTTATCAGCAGGGTCTAAGTCGGGTGACATTAATCTAGTAACTGTACCTTCATCACTTAATACTTCTTTCACAGCAGCCTGTGCAGCTCTAAAAGCATCACGAGGTGTACTAACGATAGTTCCATCTTGCATGTAAGTTGCTTGGTAAGTAGAGTTAAATACCTCTTCTAAATTACCATATAAAGTTAACCATTCTTCTGACTTAGCATCAGTTTCACCGAATGTATCTCCGGTACCTTGGTTAGTGTAGGCTTTTAATAACTTAGTTGCTTTGTCGTGATCGGGTGTCCCGGGAACTAATGCACCAGCAGAAATAATTTTATCTTTATGTTTGTTAAACATAGATGTACTAAAGTTAGCTGCTTCAAAATCATATACACCACCTTGGTAACGTACAGACTTTTCAACTAAATCTTCAGCTATTTCATCTGGTAAAGATCCAGCTAACGCATCAGATAATTCATTAGGTACATATCCGTCATACTTGTCTCTATAGTAAGTATATAACTGTTGCTTTGCTTCGTTAGATAAATTAGGTGTAGCTCTAATAACTTGTAAATCAGCAGCTATACCAGCTTCTCTAGCATCTAATCTAGCCTGTGTACCTTGCGCTGCTGCGCCTGCTAGTTCACCTTCTAATCCAGACCACTCTTTCCATGAACCCATAGTCTTAGTAGAACCATCACGAGCTGTAATTTCGTGACTAACTATAGACATAGCTTCTGGATAAGTTATTACATTTTGCTCAACTAAACTAATTAGGTTTTCTTTAAATGCTGTTCTGCCTGCTGCAATAGTAGTTCTATTTCTAGCTGCATATCTTGCTGCCCAGTCGTGAGCTAGTTGGTGCCCGTCTTCAGGGTTAGCTGTTACAAAACCTACTGATATCATTTTACTGTCAGAGGCTGCAACTTGTGCTTGATAATTAGCTTCTCTTTCTACAGCTTGTTTTTTACGTCTAGCTTCGTCAAACTTATCTATTTCTGGTTTGACAACAGTAGCTACAAGTGCTTCGTTTAATCCTGCAAATTGTTTTGCATACTCAAACTTAATCTTTGTATCTAGAGCTGCCTGTTCAGCAGGAGATAGGTTATCTAGATGTCCAACAGAAACTGACTGACCATCTCTAACAACATCTATCTTAGTTGTTTCGTAAGCTTGATAAACATACTGGTCATAGTCTTTTGCTTTTTGTAAAGCATATTGTTCTGCAACCATATACTTTTCCCAACCAGCCATGTTACGAAATTCTTGAGCGGTGATAGAGTCACCGGTTTCAGCTTCGTACTTAGATGCAAATTCTTGAGTAGCAATATCATCATCAAATAGTTGTGATCTTTGCCCTTTAAAATGTTCTTCTAGTTCTGGACTAACACCTTTGGTAAGTATGTCTAGTTTTATCTGTGCTTCTCTATCTTCTCTAAATTTTTTCTGCCTTTCTTGTAATATAGTACCAAATGTAGATGAAAGATCAGATAACTGACTCCACATCTTTTCAGTGTTTTTTACTCTATCAGCAGCATTCTGTTCTAAACCTTGTAGGTATCTTTCCTCTGACGCTTGTATAGCTCTGTCAGATGCTTCTTGTTCTGGAATAACGTCAAGTATTTCTTGAGGCGTTACTGATTGTCCAGTTATATTAAAATCAGGAATTATGCTCATACGACCTCCATGTCAATATCAATTTTGTCGTAGTCAACAGTTAAATACATGTGTTCTACATTGATTCCTACAGCCATAGGATTCTTAAGTCTAACGTCTTGAGCCATTGCTCCACGCCATCTAACATCATCACCTTTGTAGTTAAATTCATAAATTTTATAACCTTGTGGTGATACTCCTATTTCTTCAATATTTTCTTTTAGTCTAATATCACTAGCTCCACCATAAGCACCGGGAGGTCTAGTGTTGGAATAGTTTGGTGTATTCATTCCACCGCCTGCACTTAATCCAGCACCTAATGCTTCTCCCATGCCTAACATTAAAGTCATACCTACGTTCTGCATTACTGGTTTTGGAGGTGGTAAATCTGCTATTGGTTGGATAGCTACTCTTCCAAAGGATCTGTTTAGCTGTCCTTTTAAATCTCTATTAATATCTCCATACACTTCTCTAGCATCATAGCCAGCTTCTCTTAAACCTCTGGATCTCATTGCTTGAGATATACCAAAGTTAGCATTATTCTGAACTAATTGTCTAGCTACGCTTGCACCTCTAACTCCACGCTCGGCTGCTGATGCTTCAATCATACCTTCGTTGGCTAACATCTTTTTAAAATCTTCTTGATTCTGTAAGATGGCTAGAGATCTTGCGTTATATAGTTGTCTTTGTACTTTTGAATAAGCTCGTTGAGCTGCAATGTTTGACTGGTCAACCTCTTGTTCAAATTGTACTTTTTTAGATGCGTAAGTAGTTCTTGTTTGCATCCATTTACGTTCTCGGACTTTTAGCTTATGCTCGTAAATCCTACGTTTTTCTTTGTTCGCTTGGGACGCACCCATCGCGGAGCCTATCGCTCCTACGGCTGGTCCTATTGCTGCTGGATCGCACACGGCAAAATTCTATAAAGGATAAATTGTTTGGTCCGTAGGGAAATCTCCTAAGAAATTTAAAACCTAAAAACCTAAGTAACTTAAGATGTATTTTGTTTCTTTCGTCAACAAAATTCCACAGTAACTTTTCTTGTCTTGAGTTTACATACCTTTTTGCTTCTCTAGCAAATGTATGAGGAAACTTTAAAATAGCTGGGGTACATAGCATCCATATTTGTCCACCATCGTGAACTCCTGCAATGCCACATATCTCATCATCTGGGTTAGTAAAATAGACTGACTCAGAGTTATGTACTCCGACAACCAGAGCATTTAAAGGGTCATGTCCATGACCTTCTTTTACTTCCCGATAATCGTCGGGTAGCAAGTTAGAAGCTACACGTAGTGCAGCCTCTGTTGTTGCTGGGTGAATGTATTTACTCATTTAATGCGTGTTGTAATTTATCTATGGTATCTTGCATCCAAGATTCCCAAGGATTACCTAGGGGTAGTTTCATACCTTTATACATACGGTTCTTTTTCAACCATTGACTGTATATACGTACTTCTTGTTCGGTAAGGGTGAGGTTATACACGTTGATAAAATTTAGTATTGTAAGCTCCTTCCCATGTCAAGTTATGAATAGTAGCTGGAGCTGGGTGTGTTGATTTAACTGTTAATGCTACGTTTATATTACTGTCATAAATAGGTACTTCTCTTAAAAGATTATCTTCTAATGTTGAAGCATTGTTAGCTGTATATCTATCTGCACCTGTTAATTCATGTAACTCTGTATAATCAACTCTACCTGTTCTACTTAATGTAGTTTCGTATAAACCTATAGGACCAAATCCAAACTTAGCTCGGTGTAATACAAGACTAGATCTAGTGTCAGCTCTAAAGTTTTCGCCTTCTCTAGTCACATAGTAAATAGTAGGTAAGTCAACTTGCATAGTAAACTGATGACCTATTAAAAAGGTTTGACTAGACCAGTTACCATCTATTTCTAAGTTACTACCATTGATAGTTATTAATCCATATCTACCTAATTGATCTCCGGAGTCAACATCATAAGCTGCTAATTGACTTGTACTTTCTATACCAGTAGGTTTAGTAAATGTTGTTTTATTAGTTGTAGCGTTGTAAGTGTTAGATCCTGTTGTTACTGACATTAAATGATCTAAATGTACTCTATTTTCTGCAATAGCAAAAGTGTTAGAATCCATTTTTATTGCATATTTAAGTAACTGATCTTTACTGTTATTACGTACAACTACGTATAAATTATCATCTTGCATACAGTGGTATTGAATTGTTCCAGTCAATGTCCATTTAAACCAAGCTGCTAATTTTCTTTCTCTAATATTGTCAAAATACCTATAACCGTACAGTGTAGGTGTACCTTCTTCACTAAAAAATATAACTGAGTTTTCTCTAGAGTTAGATATAAGTTTTAAATCTTTTTCAAACAGTCTAGCAACTACTGCACTTTGTTCTATAACCTCTGGTTCACCTTCTCTTTGTACCTGTGCCATCTCAAAAAATCTTGAGAACTTACCAGCGTTATCTAAGAACCCGATAGTAGTACCAAGAGAGACAGGATTTGTAGCAAAGTTAAAGTTGTAAGTAGAAAGAGCATTGATCTTAGCTGTTGTTGGGCTGAACACGTCACTATCTGTAGTAAGCATGAATTGTTGGTTTTTAGAAAATAATAATAAACCTGTGTTTACCTGTATGCCATCATAAATAATAGCAGGATATTCTGAACTTGCTGCTATATCTATAGGATCACTAGCTATTAACTGTATAGCTGATTTAGCAAAGAAGTTAGTAAAGTCTCCGGGACGAGACATGACTATATTTTCATCAGCAAGTATTGCAAATCTGTTTCTAAAAAACAACAACTTACTAATTCCTTTACCTATAAAAGAAGGTTCAGGGTTAGTTACGTCATCACCAACTATTGCATCGTCCCATTGAGGGACAGAATATTGCGTTCCGGAAATAGTATAATTAGAACCATCTAGTTCAGTTAATCTAAAATTACCGTCAGCAGTTCTGATAAGAATGATTGGCATTCTAGATCTTTTCAATCTAATTAGTCTTCCCGGTTTAGCACACTCTTCCCATGTACCCTCACCATCTTTGTCGTTATTACCAAAAAACTTAACGTAATGATTATCTTCATCGGCAACACTATTAATTACCTCTACAACCATGCCGTGCTTGCACTGAGAGGGTAAATCACCTACATCGTTAACTTTACTAGCAACAACGTTTAACAGCTCTCCTACGGGCGTAGAAGCGTTAAAGACGGAGGTTCGTTTTATATGTAGTCCTGTACCAATAGTTGTAATATCTGAGTTAGTAAAATTACCACTAGCTATTAATGAAGTTCTAATATCTCCAAGAATACTCTCAGCAGTAATAGTAGTTTCTGTATCAAATGGTGTAGGGTTAGGTCTAACTAACGCAAGGTTAGCTTGCACAATAGATTCACTGGTTGCTTCAATAGTTACTTTATAGTAAGCATCCATCATAAATACATAAAAGTAATCACCTGTTTGCCATCCTTCTCCACCATGTAATAAATCATGTGTAGTTGTATATCTAGCTTGATATGTAACATTACTTCCAGAACCAAAAGGAACTGATTGACCAGTTGTAGCTATACGAAAGTATAAATTATTTCTACCAGTTTGACTTCCCTGATTAGAAGCATTAAATATATTAACTGTGTAACTATAGTTAGTATCAGACTGATTACCATTAGCTAGGGTTCCACCGGTAGCACCTTCGTCAACAAGTGTAGTTCCAGTACTTACACTAAATATACGAGTACCAACGTTAGGTGCGAAAGAATCTCTACCATCTCCAGCAGGCTCTCCACATCTAGCATTATTACCATCACCTCTAGTTGCATGAGTTCTCATTTTAAAGTTAGAGTCACAGTAATTATTACTTGAGTTTACAAGAGTTACTTTAATACGTGTGGCTGTGGTAACTGTAGAAGTATTAGTGTTATCAAAAACATTTAACGCATACTGTTTTGCATAAGAAATCTTTTTTAACTCGACAAAAATTTCTTTGCCAAAATTTCCAAGAGGTTCTGTAGTAGTATCCATCTCTGTAATAATGGACCTATTGTTTAGATAAGTAAAGTCGTTTAAAGTTAGTGTTTGTAAATCTTCGTCATTTGTGTGCATCAAATAGTTATCTTTTACAGTGACATTACTTGTACTAATAGTTCCACTTGCTGTATCTTCAACTCTAAATGTATTAGCATCAACTATTTCTGTAACTGAATAAACACCATCTGTAGCTCCGCCTGAAGTAAAGTCTAATTCAACAGCTCTTCCAACAGTAAAATCATGGCTACTTAAAGTAACAGTAACTGTATTACCAGACCTAGTATAAGTTGCAGATCTGGATTGAGTAGTATTACCAACTACTACAGACTTTTCTGCTCCAGTTAAACAATCCCACATTTTAACAATACCAGTACGTGATATTTGTCCTATATATTGTTCGTTTTCGTCACGATAGTAATGAAACCATCTACCGTTTGCTGTAGAGTTATTTGAACCATCAGATAAAGATGCCACAAACTTTCCAGCCGGTCTTTTTAATAATCCTTGTGTAACGTCAGGTAAGGCGTTCACCATGTTTTTTACCTGACCGGGAATCTTTTGCTCGTCAGGTTGTTGTGAAATGCCAGCCGTTAACGCTGGAATAGTTTGTGTAATGTTTGCCATTATCTAATAAGTGCCTTGTAAGGTTGATAAGATCTGTAGTTACTTTCATGGGGAAAGCCGAAGAAACTATGGTCTCCCTGCTCACAATCGTACTCATATGCTGTTGCTTTAGTTTGTGCTTCTTCTAATTGAAGTAACTTAACTAAATCAGCATTAGCGACTAATTGAGTTGCAGCTCTTACGGACGCTCTAGCAATAATATATCTCTGTATAGCTGGAGGTACATCATTGAAAGCTAGTAAGTATGTTATGTCAAAATAGTGATCGCCACTAAAAACAAATGTGTGATTAACATTGTCATATAATTTTCCATCCTTCCTTACTACATCTTTAGTTTTATCAGACAAACCTTCGTGTACGTCGTACCTAAGATAATTAGTAGGAATTATATAGTGACCATTAGCATCAGGAGATATTAATACGTGGTCTTCTTTATTAAAATGCCAGCCTTCGTTTTGCACGTCTTTTGTAACTTCCATTAGAAGTCCATGAATCATTGCAATCTGTGGGTTGGCAAATGTGTTTGCTATTTCTTGTCCTGTGTTAGTCGCGTCTGTAGTTACAGTTCCAAGTGTAGTTACAGGTGATTGACCAATGCTACCCAAGATAGAATTAACTGCGGATAGTTCGGTATCGGTTGCTATTTGAGTAGTCATAAAAAAAAGGGGGACACGAAGTCCCCGTATAAAAAAATAAATTAGTTGCTGTTAGCAGGGTATGTGTTACCGAATACAGCGTTACCTGTAGATCCGGGTGCAGCACCAGCTATAAGCTCAACGCAAGCAGCAGGGTTTAGGAAATCTGCGCCCATTGCCATACGTCCAAGGATTACGTCACCTTGGTAAACAACTGAAACGTCGCCTGAAGTTACTTGAACCTGTGGTCCAATAGCTTCTACAACTCCAGCAGCTTCCTTCTGGAAGATTAGTCCGCAAGAGTTAGCGAAGTCAGTAGCATTACCGTAGTTACCGTTAATACCTGTTACAGAAGCTCTACCGTCTTCTGCTGTTTCACCTACAAATGAACCTGTGTTTCCGGGATCTGTGATTCCGGGGTTAGTTGCAGATGCAGTACCGTACTTAGTACCATAAGATCCGAAGAATGGAATGTTCATTGACTTGTAGATCTTGATACCAGCAATCTCAACTACGCCTTGTCCAGACTGTAAAGCTGTTCCTTGTGCGTCACGGTTGATTAGACCAGATGTGATTACACCAGAACTTACAGTGTTGATAAGACTGTAGTATTGACGAGGGTTTAGAACGGCTACTCTGCCGTCAGAGCTAACTCCTTTTTCGTCAAGAGCAGCAGCAGCATCATAGAAAGCATCTACTAGCTTAGCAGCGTCATATGCGTTGTTAGCTTGAGCTGTAGTACCTACTCTGATCTGTGTACCGCCGGGCTCGACAAAGCCAGACTTAGAGATTGGTGAAGCTTGACGTGCTCCCTTCGCGATTTGACGGAAGATAAGTCTGTCATACTTCTGAGCAAGAGCATATCCAATCTTCTTAGATATTTCTCCTCTCAATTCATAGTGTGCTAGTGTTTCATCTAGCTCATAAACAAACGCTGAACTGATTAATAGGTCATCGCAAGTTATGGTTTTTTCAGCAACTGGAGGTGCTCCGTCGGAGTTACCCATGATGCTGTTGCCGGGCGTATGGAACTCGGCTTTTGTGTGTCCAGTGTAAACGAACTGTAAAGATTTTCCATTCTTAAGAGTTCTCTTCATAACGAGATCTCTTGCGATTGCATTGTGCTGGAAGCCTTTAAACATTTCTCCACTGAACAACTTTAAATAAAGTGCTCTAGGATCGTTACCACCATTCAGCGCACCCGGACGGGTTAACTGGGCTAACTGTGAAGCACCTGAATTTTGTTGTGCCATTGTTTATGGTTAAAATTAAAGGTATATTGTATCGTTCCTAACGTTAGAATGTTGTCAGTCTTAATTGGTCTAACGTGAGACTGGCACGTTTTGTGGTCTTTTCCCACCGTCGACGGGTAAAAGGTATCCT